TTTATTTACTTTTTAGGTGTGATGGCGAATGCTCCTCCCATTACAGCAGAAAAGATTGCGAGTGTTGCTAAGATTCCCATGGTTCAACAAGTATTATGGTAGTGTGTTTGCGATAGGGACACCAATAAAAAGAGTCATCAATGTTCCAAATACTAGGGTAGTGGCGGTGTAGTTCATAGTCCGTCCTCCAAAGTACATATTATATAGTCATTATGTATCATAGTGATACAAAAGTCTGTATTCATTGCTACTCATTTATACCTATTGTGTTAGGATTTATAGATAATCTTTTCTATGGTGGTGCTCTGGAATAATCTTACCAAGAGTGACTGTTAAAAGCCCATCTTCAAAAACAACTGATCTAACTTCCGTGTCGTCACTGAGAGTCCAGGCTCGTGTAAACGACCGTTGAGCCAAACCCTTATGTAGATAATTGACTTCCGTCTCCTTCTCCTCTTTCTGACCTTCGATAAACAGTTTTCCATCTTGAGTGTAGACATTTACTTCGGTTTTTTTAAATCCTGCCAAAGCAAGTTCAAGTTGGGATTCAGTTGAACTCAAAGATATTAAATTATATGGTGGGTAATTAGAAGACGATTCGTGAAGATTAAAAATCCTATCAAAGTACTCATCCATACCAATGGTATTGCGAGTAATTCGATCCATTAACTGATCTAAATTGGCAGCATTATACTTCATTAAAGTAGTCATCTTTACTTCTCCTTTTAAAGCGAGATTTGATTGTGTGTACCCTTTTGGCGTACATACTAATTATAACACTTTCATAAAAAAACGGGGTGTTGAACCCCGTATATTTATGTTCGGTCAACCCTCTTTAGGAGTTGCCTTCTTTTTTGTACCAATACTATACTTTTGCTCCAGTACCCAATCAGACTTGTCCTTATAAGACAATACTTTAATTTGATTAAGTGGGGCAATATCAAGAACTGCAGATTCATCCTGAACAGTAATTAGTCCCCAATCATAAAGAAGCTTAATTATTCTATTCCTTCGCTGAATATCATTGACAGTAAGATTGGAATACTTTCCATCCAGAGCAAAAAGTTCTTTAAAGTGAGTAATATAATACCTACCTTGCTTGTGTAGAATATGGCAAGATTGGTATAACTTTTTCTCTTTTCTTGAGGCAACTCCAATTCGAGTCAAAGTCTCACGAACCTTTAAAAAATCATCAGGTTCCCTTAAAAAAACTTCTACCATCATTTGTGGTGTCCATTCAACCTGAGGTTCAATAGTATTAGATGTCATTTTTGCGTACCGCCAATTTCAAATTGTTTCTTAATGTAATTGATCTGATCTTTAGATAAAATTTTTAATACTTGTTGTGCTTTTTCATTACTATATCCATAGTACTTTTTAACACATTCAATATCATTAATTTTGTCTTTATGGATCCAAGGAGAATATCTCCTCTTTTTCCTAAGAGTATTTAGGTAAAAATAATATTGCATATCTTTATCTAAAAAATTATAGATATTCATTTGGTTTACAAAAAGAATACAATCCAAATGACTGGAAAGGATTTTATTAATAATATATGGCGGATAAGATTTGATTTCTTTTGGATCTTCTTCTAGTAGATCTTTTTTTGTAGAATTAATAGAATTCAACCAATCTTTAAGTTCCATAATCAAAACACTGCTGTCACGCTTACAACTTTTGCATTAGGATTGCGGGCAAGAGCAACTTGCCGCGCATCCTGATAATCTTTGGCAATCACTTCTTCTTTAAAGACCGTTCCTGCCTTATACAATGTTACCTGACATTTCATAATTAAATAGAAGCAATTCTTTACGGGTCTTTTGATCTCTCATATATTCACCAACTGAACGCATCGTATAAGTAAGATCAAACTCTGCAGCATTCCAATTAGTAAAACGATCTTTTACCAGTTGATCAGAATTATAACTGATCAACTGATCCATAGGACAATTCTCGCAGTCAGAGGCAAATTTAGAATGGTTGAATCCACTATGCATTGAACCTTTTTTACCATACAAATTATCTTTAATGTCGTATGGTGGATCAAGATATATAAAAGCATCCTTATTTCTACCATCCATAAGATAGTCATAAGAATGGTTTGTAATAGTCCAATTTTTAATTACGTCAGAATAAGCAGATAATTTAAGTATTCCATTCATACTAAAGTTGTTATCAGATGCCTGTGGAGAGAATGAAGAACTTTCGGTCAGTCCACTGAAGGAACACTTATTAACAATGTAAAAAGAAATTGCTCTCCAAAGATTATCAGACTCATTACCATTTAGATACTCTTTGGATTCCAAAAATAATCCTTTTGCCGATCCACGATCAGGATAACGAGATTTTAACTCCTGTAGTTTGGTCTGCATATCGGGACCAAACATTTGCAACTGTTGCCAAAAATTTACTAATGGTTCATAAAGATCGTTAACCCAAATTTTTAGATGTGGATACTTTTTAGTTACATGGATAGCAACACTACCACCACCCAAAAAAGGTTCCCGATACTCAGTATATTCCCTAAGGTCTGGGAAATATACATCCATTTTTTTACATGCCCTAGACTTTCCTCCAGGATAACGCAATGGTGTTTTTAATTGCTTAAGTGGATCAGTCACAAAATTGCCTCAATGGAGTTTAAAAGATTGGTTGCGTCAATGTTTTTTTCTTTTGGTTCTACATTACTTGCCAAGATTTTATAATCTCCCTTTTCCAATTTGAATGTTGCTCCAGCACCATCACATTCTGTCCTGGAGTAAACAGTATCCCAATCAGTATATCCAATGGTCATGGTTTTAGTATCTACCAAAAGCATATACTCAAATGTTTTTTTAATATCTTCTTTTTGCAGAACCGTAGACTTTTTCTTGCCAGGACGCTTATTAATAAGGACCACTCGCTTACAATCTTGATTCTTGTTAAAAAGTCCAAGTGATCCTTTCATCTCATAACAAGTACCTGAAGAATCTACAAAATCTTTACCATCTTCATAGTCACCGACATATGTGAGTTGATCACCTGACCATTTTGCAAAAGACTTTTCTTGGAGATAAGTTCGAAAAGTCTTAAATGCATTAGACTTCATTTGTTTTGTATTGGTTGCTTCTACACAACCAAAGAATTCATTCAGGTTAACTTTGTTAATGTCAAACATAATAAAATAAATTAATTAAATCAGGTAGCAGGAGCAATGATGTCAGTAGAAGGTGTAATGATTAGACTAAACATTTGCTTGTACTGATCAACCAATTGAGTAATGGGTTCTGCCAAGTAAATGATAAATCGCTTAGAGACTGTGAGTTCATTTACTTCCTTATTAAGCAAGGGAGACCAAGGAGCAAAACCAAGTTCTCCCTTGCCAGCAGGGATAGCAACAATAGCATTCTCAATAGTAATGCTTTCATCATCTTCGGAGAGAAGTTTTGCAATAACATCTTCACCAGAAGTCAATCGAATCAATTTAATATCAGACATTGTTTTTAAAAATGAAGTTTACTTGAATTTGCATTCTACCATAATCTCTGTTAATCCAGCAAGAAGATTAATCTCTTGATCTGCTACGAATGCGACCTGATACTGGTACTTAGCAATAACAAGAACAGCGGCAGGAATAGAAGGAGGATCCAAGGATAAAAGAAGAGCATCGTAAATGCGGCGGAATAATAGACTAGGATCATTGTCCAAGTTATTGATACACCATTTACGTACTTCAGTAAAGTTTTTTTCCTTAAGGTTTTTAATGAGAGATTCTGTCTTAACATCCGAAAAAGATGCAAGAATTGCAGAATCAATTTTTCCATTAGCGGAATAGCGTTGACATTCATTGAGAACACGTCTCCAATCAGGGAAGTGTTTGTTAATTAACTCAACCAGAACTTTTTGATCATATTCAACAGATTCTTTCTCAAGTATAAACCTGATACGGTTGAAGAATTCGACTGCAAGTTTTGGTCGATCTTTACTATCGATTGAGAAATCGATGCAGGCACACCTAGAGTGAATTGGTTCAATGATTTTGTTTTTGTAGTTACAGGTAAAGATGAACCTGCAGTTACCACTAAACTCCTCAGTAAACGCCCGTAGGAGGAGTTGTACGTCGTGCGTTGTGTTATCTGCTTCATCAATAATGATGACTTTGTGTTTTGCAGACGACAAAAGTGAGACGGTCGAAGCGAAGTTCTTCGCAGTATTTCGGACGGTATCAAGGAATCGTCCCTCATCGGATCCATTGATGACATATACATCTGCTCCAAGTTGTTGGCAAAGTGCTTTTGCAACTGTTGTCTTTCCAATTCCTGGAGGACCAGACAAAAGCATATTGGGGATCTCCCCCTTATTTAGAAACTGTAAGAAGGTATTTTTAATTCCTCCTGGAAGAATACAATCATCAATGGTTTTGGGTCGATACTTCTCAACCCAGATAAATTCATCTCGCATAATTAAGTCAAGTAATGTCCAATAAAAAGACCCAAAATAAAAGTTAATCTTGGGTTTGCTAAAAGCGATTCACTAATCCTGATGAATTTTTTCAATGAGTTTCATCAACCTTTTTTAATTGAAAAGTACCATCTTTGTGGTCAATCCATTCTAGCACATCATTTTCTTTCCACCCAAGTTGATTAAGAATTTCTTCAGAAATGGTAAGAATTCCGTCGTCATCAATAGTAAGCGTTGTACTAATCATAGCCAATCTGGTTTGCGGGATGGGTCACGAATATAATTAGATGCAACCCAAGGTTTGGATGCGATATACATTTTGTAAGCAGTAAAAGTGTCAATGCTTGTGTCAAGTTTATACTCATTTGGCATTGCCCTCACAAATGGTGTTGTTTCTTTTCCCGACCTTCCAGCAGGATCAGCAAAAGGAAAAATTTGATTTGCTACTGTTAATGTATGTAGACATTTATGAATCCTTTGATACCTATGAGAATATTCCTCACAAAGAGCAAGTCCATGACGGATCAACCATCGCCAATTCAAAACAAATTCACCAGTCCATACAGTACATGGATGCTTACGGAATGCCCCCTTCTCGGTGCTGTAAGGCGTCCCATCTGCTTTAGGGAGGGTTCCGTACCCCCTACCCCATTTATCTGAAGCAACGATAGAGAGCATCTGACAGCACTCTAGTGGCATCTTGACAATGTGCTTATCTGGCAAAACCCTTGCACAAATGACTGGATTTGGATCAGTGACAAAGATGTTCATTTGATGAATTGGAGGATGTAGTCCACACCATATTGTAACTTGTCGGGGGCGATTTCGACAATGTGCTCACCCAAAATTTCCTGCGCTCTTAAGATTCTATCCTTACCAAGAACATTATACATGGTGATGGAGATTTCCATAAATTTTTCAAAATCTTCATCATTGCCATTTTTTGCTCCACTGGTATAAAGTTCTCTGATTTCCGCAAATATCTCTGCAATTTCTCCTTCAAACTTTATAGAAGAATCTCCTAGAGGAATCTCCATCCTTTTAATGCACCCCATACTAAATTTCATTGCCTTACGAGTTTCTTCTAAAGACAATGCATCTGGATGCTGATCTCTATATGCATATTGGATGACCCCATTCGTACATTCCATGACTCGAAGAATAGATAGATTAATCTTTTCTTCTTCAGTCATGTCTTCAAATATTTTTTTCCAGTCTCTCATAATAGTGATAGTTGAATGATTTTAGAGGCATCAATCACAGAAAAGAATGACTCTAATCCTACGATGTCCCAAGTTTTAATTTTTATTGCAAATGGGATCATTGTTAGATTACCTATCAAACGAGCCCAGCAACCCCAATAAACTGAGACATATAAAATAAAGAAGTATCCGACAATTAAGCAGATACTTCCAATAATACGAAGTCTATTAGCTGAAAGTAGAATCTGGTTCCAGCGCAATGAAATACTTAAGATCATAGTCTTTTGAATCAAACCTAGACAAAAGGGTTTGTGATATAGTCACATTATAAGTTCCAGTGATTACTTTAATGTTTTCGACTTTGAAGTTAAAACAGAAAGAATCTTCTGTTTCACCAACAATAACTTGATAATCATTAGAAGTGTCGTTTTTCTTGTCACGAACAACAACTTTAACAACCCCTGCTTCGCCAATGACGGAGAGATCTGGGAGTTGAAAGATGTTAGCCGCTTTAAGAAGGTTTGTGAGTTGTTCTCCTGTGATGTCAAAATTTACCTCCTCAGATTTGAGTTTGAGTTCTTTGTCTGGTGGAGTTACAATAAGACTTGGATCAGAGAAGAAATAATTAGAACGAATATTTCCTTCTCTAATGATCACATAACTATCATTCTCAAAGTCAAGAGCTGGATTTTTATGGAGCGAAAGACCGTTAAGGAATTGATTCAAATCATAAATTCCAAAGTCTTTAGGGAAGTCTTCAGTAACCTCAGCTTCTGCAAGAATGTTATTCATCACACTAATAGTGCGAAGTTTAGTTCCTTGCTTAAACAAGATTGACTGATTGATGTTTGAAAAGTTCTTAAGAAGATTCAAAGTACGATCAGACAACTTCATAGCTTTTTCTTTCAATTTCATAATCAATAAGGATAGTCAGATGCGTTTGGTTTGTGAAGACCAGAGAAGTGATAAAGAAGGACACAATAATGGATTGCCTTCAAAATATCCATCTTCGATTTACCATTCTTTTTACCAAATCGAGACAGATACTTTATTGCATTGGATCGACAGAATGGTTCTGCATCACCAATACTCTCAATCAAATCAAGGGTTTGGGTCTTAGAATCTTGAGAAGTGTAATGTGATTTGTAAGTTCCAGAAAGATAATCTTGGACTTCTTTTAGAGTTTTGTCTTCTTCATATTTCCAAAAACCATTTGTGTTTTCGCGAATAATTGTGCTTGGTGCTTTTTGTTCTTCCATACCAAATAATGTAATTTCGTTTCCTGCAGCATCATAACTTAGATACTTTGGGTCAATAAAGTCAAAGTGTTGTGAAAGGAGGTCTTCGACCTCCACAGATTCGTCAAATTGCATAACAATAAGTCTCCTACTTAGATTATATCAAGAGAAATTGTGTGAGTCAAGAGCCTGCTTCTGCTGTTCTTCAGAAGGCATCTCAAAGTCCGCATCTACTTTATCATAAAGTTCCAGAAATGCTTGCTTTGTTTCATCATCAAAACGATTCACGCAAACTTGGATTGCTTTCCCTTTATCACCAAAAATACTGTAAGCACGGATAACATGGACCAAACGACGAGTACTAATAATCTCGTCAATTCCACCATCGAAAAACGTCTTACGAATAATGTCTGCCCAGTCAACAAGACGCTTACAGAAATCACGATCTTCAATACCAAGATCAAGAGAAATACCCTCAAGAATCCTCTGCTCTACTGCAGGAGCGGGGTAAGACTGCTCAAAGGTCACAGGGAAGCGTTCGAGGAATGCTTCATTGAGTACGTTGGTTCCGATGAAGCGTCCATCGTCAGAACCCTTTCCTTTAGTGTTAGCAGTAGCAAATACATTGAACCCAGCAGCAGGGCGGACATACTTACCAATCTTTTTCAGGAAGACACCTTTTCCTTCGAGGACGGATTGAAGGCAAAGAATCTTGTTGGAAGCCAAGTCAATCTCGTCAAGCAATAGAATCGCACCGCGCTCCAAGGCTTCGATGACTGGACCATTGTGCCAAACGGTCTCACCGTT